CTTTGGGATGGGGTTAGCCCATTTCCCCCCATCTGCTCTTGGCATTTTTTCTTCTGGCATTGACTCTTGCGGTGGCTCATATTCAGCCAGGGCATCAGTATCAATTTGTAAGCTGCTTTGAAACATATCAGGCATTTCATTGATATTATCTTGCGCCCATTGAATGAGAATGGCTCTATTTTGACCATCTGCAACTGGCAATACAGTCCGAAGAATTTCAGTAATACCTTTTAGCTTGATGTCAGCAACCTTGACCTTTTCAGACTCTGGTTCTTCCATGAGGGATTCCCACTCAGCTTTGAAGTTCTTTTGCCAGCTATAGAAGGCTTGCTCATAAGACATCTTGCGATAAATCTCTGGATAGGATTTCTTGACAGCTTCATAGAATTCTTTATTCCAGGCTCGGTGCATGACAATTTTGTCAAAGAAAGCGAATAGGCTTTCCATGTCAACTCGGATGCCATCAATGTATTGCACAATGGCTTTAGCATCTTCAGTACCCTCACCAAATCCCTGGGTGAAGGCTTCATCTTTAAGCAGCATTGCAGGAACATCAGAAGCAGCAGCGATATTAGCAATGATGTTATCTCTGGCAGTTGTCATAGATGTTGCGGTATTGGTCAAATCAATGGAGTTGATTTCCTCATCAATATCAATGGAGAGCACATTACCAGTACCGCCTTCTTGCAAATAGGTGCGCTTGATACCAGCAGCATTTTGCATTAAGCGATTGACAATCGAGCCAGCAGGTTTTTGTTTAGCAATGATTAAGCCAGATTTGAATGTCACTAGGTCATCGGTAATCATCGACTGAATGAAAGACTTTAATGGATATAAAGCCCTTTGAAAGACTGACCTACCTGTAAAACCGAAGGCACTAGACTGAAATTGAAGATATACAGGAGTGCCATTAAAAACAACAACACTTCGGCTAGGATGATAGGGCTGACCAGCAGCAGTAGTATATGCCAAAGGTTTTTGGAAGTCAGGCGCATTGGGATTCTGATTCGTCACAATCGAACCAGCCATATTAAGCGGATCTAGCTGATTAAAATAAAGATTAAGATCAGGAAGCATCCAAGGGTCAATGGGATCAGTAGTAGGAATCTTATCAGCCCCCACAACAATGCCAGCAGCACCATAGGTGCGATTAATAAACATAACATCCCTAATATGATTAGTAGCACCCAATCTCTCCCATTCTTTATTAAATGCTTCAGCGAGCATTTCTTTTGGTTGAGCATCAATTGTAATAGTTCTTGGCTTTGATAGCGCAAGTTTTACAGGCTTTTCTACTAATTTGCCACCAAGGGGATGATATGTCCAGATTTGCTTACATAACTCATAACCTGCTTGTGAGCCTGGTTGAATGTTGTCAGCACTAAGCAATGACATTAACTCACCGCCAAGATATGTATTATTTATCATTACATCTGACATAGTTCTTCCTTAGTAGCCATATTTATCACCAACACCAATGGCTAGACTATACACAAAAGCATCAAGCAAGTCATCTGCTCTTTTGTATGCTTCCTTATCGCCAATCCTAAAACTGGTGACTTGGGATAATAGATGATTGCGACTTGCATTTTTGAATGTCATAGTTTTATCAAAAGCAAACTCGCTGATCTTCATCAATCCCTGATGAAAGTATCCTGATACTGAAATGGCTCTTTCATCCTTACCAACTGAAGTCAGTCCAGAGTCAATGGCAAATGTATTCCATCCTCTAGTGCGCCCTTGTTGTATAAGAATAGAACCAGCAGCAGCATCTTCAATGAATGTACCGACAACTCCATTCCTGGCATTGGTTACTTTGGCTAGTTCTTCCAATCTGGCAAATACACTTGGCATCCAATTTTCTAGCATTGCGCCATCAATCTGCACAATATCCCAATCAAGAATAATCAAGTTGTAGGGATTTTGGGTGTACTTATCGACAGCCACATAGACAATCGCAGTACCATCATTCTCTTTTCCACCCTTAACTGCGGTATCAATGACTGCATAGACACCATCGCACTTAGTAGGATAGGCAACTGGTTTATTATCGACTAGCAGCTTGTCTACACTAAAGAAGGCTTCACCAGACCAATCTACAAATTCTGCCAAATACTCTTGACGATAGACGAGGGGATGATTTTCCCTTTCCAGCTTGATTAATTCTTCTTGGGGTAGGAATGGGTTTGTATGGGTTGGGGCATGGTATTCAGTAAATCCATGTTCAGGCTCATTGCATACCTGCCAAAAGAAATTGCTGCTATCTACCCCATTAGGAGTGGATGCTGCAATACAACTACCCTGGAAGTCTAGCAATGCTGGCTTAATAGCAGTTTGCCAGACCTTCATCATACTTGGCTTGGTAAAGGCTGCTTCATCAATAAAGACTTTATGGTACTTTCTGGATCGACCTGCTCTCTCATTTTCCAGAGTCCAAAAGTCTATGCGCCCACCCTTTTGAGTGGTAATGATTCCATCAATCTTGGAAGATGACACAATGGTAGGAGCTAATAGGTCTACGATCTCTCTAAAGGCTTCAGATTGAATTTTATAGTCAGGAGCAAACCAGCCTACCTTTTCACCATTGGCTGCTGCTGTCACCGCTAAATTTTGCATCATTGCGGTTTTTCCCCATCGCCTTCCACATCGGATTACAAAGAATCTGCTTTCATTATCATAGGCTGCTTGCTGTCCATCATGGAATGGCTGCAACTCTATGATTTCTTCACTTTTTTGTTTTAGTCGGGACATTGTGAATGGTTAGTTCTTCTTTAGCGACTTCTTCTACTCGATCACCATATTTCTTCGGTGCTAACTTTGTTATAACCCATTTACGAGTATCGACCCTTAATCTGGATCTATTAATATTCTCATGGTTAACTTTACCAGTAGGATTGCCATCTTTGTCCAGAAGCATATCTCCCTCAGTAGCATCAGCAATATCTAATAGTTCTTCTAAGAGAAAATCTGCTTGGGCTTCTCTCGCCTGTGCGTACTTGTCCGAAAAAGTCTTATTCTTTAACAGCCACAGTATTACAGTACTTCTCGCTGGTATATGCTCATCCTTGCAAATTTTGACAAGTCCCTCTCCATAAGAGAGTCTTAAACAAATCTCATCTGCTAGTTCTTCGGAATAACTTGAGGGTCTACCCATATCAATAATATCTAACTAAAAGTGTCAGATAGGAAATAGCTTTTGACTATTTGTGGCATACAAGGACAGTTGTACCCTATCTGACGATGTCATATTAGCATAGGGTTAATAATTATGTCATTGATTAATCATTAAATTCAGTTAAGATTCGCTTACTCACTTAGGGAGTCTTATGTCTAATTACCTTGCTACTGATGAGCAATTCATCGAATGTTGGAAAGAATTGGGTAGTCCAGATAGAGTATCAAGAGCATTGAAAATGGGTATTCGATCAGTCCATGCTAGAAGAAGGGCTTTGGAATTAAAGTATCAAATAGAGTTACCTACCTTTAATCCACAAGCTACTGGTCGGACTAATATTAAAAAAATAGATCAAACCTCTGGTCATGTTAGAAGGGGTATTGAGATTCCAGATAAAGGTCGAGTCATAGTTTTTAGTGATGCTCACTTTCAGCCAGGCGAAGTAACTACAGCTTATAAAGCACTATTAGCCATGATTAAGGCTTTTAAAGGTGAACTTAAAGCGATTGTAGCCAATGGCGATATGTTCGATGGAAGTCAAAATAGCGCACATAAGAGAATCAATTGGTCTCAAACTCCTACAGTAAAAGAAGAACTTGAAGCCTGTCAGGAATTTATGACAGGAATTGAAAATGCTGCCAGAAAAGATACTCCTTTAATATGGTGTCTGGGTAACCATGACGCTAGATTCGAAACATTTCTGTCAAATTCAGGCGCAGCGACTTATGAAGGTATTCTCGGTTTTAGCCTGAAAGATCATTTTCCGATGTGGAAATCTTGCTGGTCTTTTTGGGTCAATGAAGATACTTGCATAAAACACCGATGGAAGGGTGGTTTCGGTGCTACTAGGAGCAATGCCCTGAATTCGGGCATCAATTATATCTGTGGGCATACCCACAATTTATCCGCATTTCCTATTACCGATCTCAGCCCTGCCTTCAACATGGGAACTAGATGGGGTGTTCAAACTGGAACACTAGCCGATATTCATTCCGATGCCTTTGTACATTATACAGAAGATGCGCCAGTAGATTGGCGATCAGGGTTTGTCCTACTGTCATGGGAAAATGGCAGAATGTTAATGCCAGAGTTGGTTATGGTATCTGGTGAGGATGAATTTGAATTCCGAGGATGTATAAACAAGGTATAAACATGACTACTATTGTTGGCGATTGGATTAATAAAGTATTAGTTTCAGATAGTCAATTCTCTGATGAAGATACTGGTATCAAATACTTTGAAGAAAAGATTGTTGCAATAGATGGTGGCTGGCTTGGAGTTGCAGGTAATTGGAGTGATTGCGAAAAAGTTGTTGAATATATTAACAAAAAGAGCAAAGTCAAACCAAAGCTAAAGCCAGATAGTTCTTTTATTAAATTGACCAAAGATGGTCTTTTTTATTGCGGTGATGACCTGGAATGGGAAAGAGCCAAGACATTTATGGCTATAGGGTCTGGAGCAATGGCAGCCGAAGTATGTATGCGAATGGGTCTGACAGCAGAAGAAGCGGTGAAATGGGCTTGTAATGTTGACCTTAAAAGTCATGAACCCATTAAAA